AATAGTGGATGGGTTGGTATTGAAGATTTGGTATATGATGGAGCAGTAGCAATTTATCCAAATCCAACCACCGGAGAAATAAATGTAGCAAGTTCAAGATTTAAAAATATTCTTGTAACTATATATTCAGTTTCAGGTCAGATAGTTGTTAATGAAACAAATGATAATGTTATTGATATAAGTCACTTAGAAGATGGAGTTTATTTTATGAACGTGAAAGTAGGGGAATTAACTTATATTAGAAAGGTAATCAAACAATGATTAAACATTTATTATTAATATTAACTTTTGTACCAACTATTTTATTTAGCCAATTCACAGTAACTACTAGTACTGAATCTTGGGATAAAGAAAAAGAAAAATGGAAGCCGTTTGAAGACTTTGACAAAAAATTTAAAAAAGCAATTAAATTTGCTACTTTCTATGGCGCATTTAATGGTAATAATAGTATAGCAGACGTCGACGTATTTTCAGTTAATACAGGACAATTAATTACTCAAACAAATGAAACGCCGTTTGATTATTCCATTGTAGCCGGAGTAAGAAAAATAGCTAGATTTGGATACGAAAATAGACAATCTGTATTTTATAATGGCGAAGAACATTCATATGCAGATGCAGCTACAATAGGTAAAGTATCTGGGTTTGAATTTTTATTTGAAGTAGATTGGAAACGAAGATTTGGAAATACATTTTTAGATCAACAACATTTTTTAAGATATGTAGCTGATAAGTGGATTGTAAAAGTAGAATATATGCAGCAAGGTTTTGCTGATATTAAATATTTTGAAGCATCTCAGAGATACAGACAAAAAGTTGGAAATAAATTTTCTTGGAATGTAGGTATAGTTCAAAGAATATCAGAACCATATGGATATAACCCATTAGAAGAATTTATATTACCAAATGGTAGTTTACATTACACTTCATTAGCATTACAAGAAGGATATAATGTAGATTTTTTACCCGGAGGCGAAATAAATTATTTGAATCCAGAAGGAGAAGTAGTTGCAGATAATAGTATAATTTGGGAAGAAGTAGTTATACCTCAAGTATTATCTGATTATGTAGAAAGAAAGAAAAATGAAATACCACAACAATGGAATCATTCGTTGGTAATTGGTTATGATTTTTATCATTATACAAAAACATTTTGGTTACACTCTTGGGCAAGTGTTATGCCATTTCACCTAGAAACAGGCACATATGCATATCATAAATTTATAGCTCCTAAGCAAACATGGATAGACTTTGGTGGTGGATTCATTCTAGGAAATAGGATAAACAAACATTTAGGTATATTTATAGAGGGCAAGTATAACAAGTATTGGAATAGAAGATGGCATGATTTTAGTGTAGGATTGAATTACATAATTTTTTAAGAGATAAAAAAATGGCAACAGAATTAAATGAAGACACCGGTTTTAGAATAAGCATAAAGAGTTTAGTTGGAATAGGCGCCACAATGGCAACAGTAATAAGTATGTGGTTTGTATTGCAAGCAGATATTGCAGAAGCAAAAGAGTTACCAGAACCATTACCACCTGATGTAACAAGAATGGAATTTGATATGAAGGATCAGTTGATTCGTCAAACAATTATGACTACACAAAAAGATGTAGAAGAAGTAAAAGAAGATATGAAACGAATTGAGGAGAAGTTAGATAAGTTGATTGAAAAAAGGAGATAATCATGAAAATGTTTTTAACAGTAATAGGGTTATTTGTATCAACACTATGTTTTTCACAAATACAAGTTATACAATTTAATGCAAATTGGAATACAGCAAATTCAGTAACTTGGTTAAATAAATTATCAGATTGCACGACTGGTCAAGTAGACATCGTAACTGATAAAGCAGCACAAGCAAAATATAAAATAATAGTAGTTCCGACCATAATAGTTTTCAACCAAGGCGAAGAAGTAAAAAGATATCAAGCAAATATCATGATGCAAATAGACGCCAAGTTAGAAGATATTCAAACAGTTGTAGATGAAACGGTAATGGAATCATTCTAATGTATGAATATAAATGCACAGTAAATAAAATAGTAGACGGAGATACGGTAGACGTAGACATAGATTTAGGTTTTGGAGTAGTACTAACTGATGAACGGGTTAGAATCATGGGGATTGATACTCCAGAATCACGAACAAGAAATAAAATTGAAAAACTTTTTGGACTAGCAGCTAAACGAAGATTAAAAGAACTTCTTTCTCAACAATGTGTTCTTAAAACTGAGATCAATAAGGACGGCGAAGATATGAAGGGAAAGTTTGGAAGAGTATTAGGAGACTTTGTAGCACCAGATGGTAGAATGATAACAGATATCATGATAGAAGAAGGACATGCAGTTGCATATCACGGACAATCCAAGGATGATGTTAAAACTGCTCATTTAGAAAATAGAAAAAAATTATTATCAGAAGGAATTGTACTTCAATCAGACATCGATAAAGTTTCAAAAAAATAGGATTATCCCAAATTTTTTCATATATTAGTTATATGAACTATCGATTAATAACATTTGCAATTATTTTATTTACAATAGGCCAGGGTATGGTTTGGATTCAAGTTAATGGACCTCTAGTATGGCCTTGGGCTAAAAAATATAAATTATTACTATTATTGTTTGGCATTCCAATTACTTATTTGTTTATGGAAGCAACAAGATTTGCAGTAACTGGTTTTGAAGGAATGTTTTGGCCTGGTAGATTTGTATCGTTTGTTTCTGGAATCATGATATTTACATTGTTTACATATATGTTTAAAGGAGAAGGTATAACATTTAAAACTGCAGTTTCTTTAACATTGGCATCATGTATAATATTAATACAGTTATTCTGGAAATAAACATATTTATATATAAAATAGTACTAGGATACTTATGAATTCAAAATATCTAGAAAAGTTAATACAAGAAGAATATCAAAAGATTATACAAGAACAATCCGATAAAGAAAAATTAGATGCAGAATTTAAAAAATATGGTAATGAAGATGCTTTAGAAGTTTTAAAAGATATAGGTGCCGAACCTAGATATGATTATTACAATATTAAATTAGCTCAAGCATTTGTTAATGATCCTGCATCGATTGAGTTTATAAAAGGAGCTCTAGTTGAAATATACCCTAATGGTACAGCCCGAGCATTAAATGCAAAATTCGATGGTACAGGAGTAGAAACATTTACTTATACTATAGAAACATTAAATGGAAAGCCAACATTTACATTTAAATCTGATCAATTAGGAAATTTTGGACAATTGGTAAAAAAAGGACCTAATAATTTATTTATAGATCCAATCATACGAAAAGATGATAAGAAAGAAAAGTCTACATGGGTTGATACAACTCAAACTATAGGCGATTGGCTAGGATTAATTCCAGTATATGGTGATGCTATTGATGGTATTAATATGATATGGTATGCTGCTCGAGGAAAATGGTTCGATGCAATATTATCTGGAATAGCAATTATACCAGTTGTAGGTTCAGCAGTAAAACTAGGAGTTAAAAATTCATTTAAATTAGCTAAGTTAAATTTAAATTTTGCAAATAAAATAGGAAAACGTATTCTAAACGGAACTCCAGGAGCAGCTGCAGAATTCTGGAAATTATCTCTAGCTAACATGTCGTTAAGTAAACAACAGTATGCATTATTAGGAGCTGGAGCTAGTGAAGCAGTAGCAGCACTAACAAAAGCTGAAAAAAGTATAAACAAATGGCCAATTGCACAAAATCCAAATATTAAAACATGGCTATTAAACTTTAGAGACTTTTTAAAAGAAACAGAAAAAATTATGTCCCCTGCTCAAATTGCTAGATTAACCAAAGGCGGCGACATTATTAAACCATTCTCAAAATATTTTAAAACAGCAGATGATATAAGTAAAATATCAAAAACAATGTTTGCTAAATTTGGTAGAGGAGTAGTAGAAATTTTAAAAGCTCCATTATCGTCTTTAATAAAAATTACTCAATTAGCTAAAATATTTAGAATTAGTCCAAAAAATTTAGAAGCATTAGCTTTAGGATATAAGGCATTTGTTCGAACAAAAATACAAAAAAATCCAGAATTTTTAGCAGCAATTGCTCGGGGAATGCCTGCTAGTAAACTAAAAGAACTATTTGGTAATGTAACATTTAATGGAAATAAAATAGTTGCATCTGCTTGGCAACGAGCAACATATTGGAGAGAAACATCAGTTATACAACAACTAAATAAATCTGGAAAAATGGATTCGTTTTTTGCAGCTGCAGAAAAAGATAATCCAATATATAATATGTTTTTTTACAATAAGCAATGGCAGTTAGAACAATATTTTAAACGTGGATCTGACTTTGCTGAATTATTACAAACAAAACAATTTAAAAATGCATTGAATAGCATTCTAAAGGAATATACTCAATTGAAAAGAAATGCATTTGGTAGAAAATCATTAGATATATGGTATAATGAAGCATATGATTTAATGAGTGCCACCGGATTGACATCGGATCAATATGGACAAAATCCGGATGCAATGTTATTTCCAATTATATTTGGTGCAATGGATTATTGGAAAAATGTAGAAAGCGGAACAACAAGAAAAAGTATGGGAACATATGATTCTGTCACTATGAAATTAGTAAATTTAGCTAGAAAACTCCCATATGGAGATAAACTTTTGCCACAAGTTAAACAATATGATCCGGATAATCCAAACGCATTCGTCGATGAATTCACATACGATGCAGCAGATATTCCAGGATTTGGTGTCAATGCTAAAATTAATTATATCAATAAACTATTTGCAAATCAGCCAGATGAAGTGCAATTCATGAAGCCATTATTTATCAAACAGATAGAAACTTGGGGAGAATCAGACCTAAATCCAGAAAATCAAATACAAAATCAACCAAGTGATAGACTATGATCAAACTAAAAGACATACTAGAACAAGACTTTCTAGGACCTTTTGGTAAAGAACATGACTATTCAGATTATGGAGGACCATTTGGAGATCGTAAACACAAAACAGATTTTAAAAAAGGACCTGGTAAGACACCTACTAAATCTATTAGCCATGGTCGTGAAGAGGAAGAAGCAGAAGATGCAAAAATTACTGGATATAAAACAGAAAACTTTGCAGACGGAAAAAGAAAAGGCAAAAGTAAACCAGGTCGTGTTAAAAGATCTGGAGCTTCATGTAAAGGATCAGTTACATCACTTCGAGCCAAAGCTAAAAAGTACGGAGGTGAACGAGGTAAAATGTATCATTGGTGTGCTAACATGAAAGCTGGCAAAAAGAAAAAATAATATGTTACGTAAAACTAGTTATACACATTCACAAACAAGCACTTGGGATGTTCCATTAGAGTCAAATGAATTTCCAGGTATTGATTCAATTAAATTTTTTGATCAAAGCGGATATGCTTTATGTGATTTAGAATTGCAATATGCAGATTCTAATAATGCATATGTAAATTCAAATCGTGAAAAGCAAGGAATGTATATGCCATGGATTGAATTAGATAATAAAGTTACTGGAGCTCATATCAATCACTCTTGGATAATGGAGCGAAAAGGATATTCTGGAGAAGCATTAGATCAATTAACTGCTTGGAGTAAGTCTTATCCATTATTTTATAAAATATCTAAATTAGTTCCAAAATGGGGCATTGACATAAGTTTTGATTATGTTGATATTGAAGGCAACGTAATGGAATTATTTCATTATGAATGGGACAGTCATATATTAGATGAAGTTTTAGAAACAAAAGAAAAAATAGAAAATATAATATTTGATACAGATTGGAATGACTTTGCACAAATGAAATTAAGAAGAAAATCAGAATGGAATGGATTAGATTTTATAGCTCAAAGCAAATGGACAACAGAAGTGTTAAACCTACCTCCAGAAAATTTTAAATTAGTTCCATGGAATATTGATTAATATATATTTATAAGTATAAATGGCAAATTTAAAAGGCATAGTAAAAGATATTGTTTTAGAAGGTAAATTATCTGATTGGGACGGTTACAATACACCAGCAGCTCTTAAAAAAGAAAAAGAAGTTAAAGGTAAAAATAAACCAGAAGATGCTATTACAGATTTAGATTTAAATACTAAAAACAGAAATCTTACTATCAAAGAATATAGTTATGGACCATTAAATCCAGACGATGACAAAGGATCTAAAAAGTTTTGGGAAGATAAAGCTCATATGTGGAATACCACAGTAGAAGCTGCTAAGCAATCTAGATGTTCAAATTGTGGAGCATTTGACCAAAAAAAATCAACATTACGTAAAATTGAAAAAGCTATAGGCGAAGAAGGCAAAACAATAGTTAAGAATGCAAATATAGGATTTTGTGAATTCTTTTGGTTTAAATGTGCAGGAGCAAGAACATGCGATGCATGGGTTGGAGGAGGCCCAATAAAATGAAATCTAGAGGTTTAGGTGACGATATTAAAAAAATTACTTCTGCAACACGATTAGACAAACTAGCAGAACGAATTGCAGAATTAACATCGAGTGATTGTGGGTGTGATAGAAGACAAGAAAAATTAAATAAATTGTTCCCACGTAAACAAAAATAATAAGTACGGATTGATCCATTTTTTATCATGATAAAATTAAAAGACATATTAACTGAATCAACTAGTAATTATAAAGATGGAAGCAAACTACGAGGTAGTCAATGGTTATTTGACTTTATCAAACAAGAAGAAGGAGATCCTAAGAAAAAAGGAGAACCAGTTTTAACAGCTTATAAACATAAAAATGATCCATGGACGATAGGATATGGTCATACAGGAAATGTAACTCCTGGAATGAAAATTACAAAACAACAAGCACTACAATTTATGTACAAAGATTTAACTGAAGCGGCAAATTGTGTTAGGAGATTGTTTACTCGATGGGACAAAGAACAAGGATTAGATATTCCAATCACTCAAGAAATGTTTGATTCAATTGTATCGTTAGTATACAATACAGGATGTGGAGCAATGTTAGATTCTGAATTCATACAATCAGTTAAACGTAAAAAATATCAACAAGCTGCAAAAGAAATTCTAACATATCGATTAAAGTCTGGGTTCTCCGGATTAATTGAACGAAGAAAAAAAGAAAGTAAACGATTCTTAGAAAATGCCTAAGGTTGTATTTCTACCAAAAAATCATTATAATATATTATGGAAGAGAATTATTTAGATAAAGTAATACTATCTTCAATTGATTCAATGAGTAAATCTAAATGGAGCTGGCCAATTGGTTGGAACAAGAAAGAAAAAGTAAAATTTTTAGATGAATGTTTAGATTGGTTAGAACAAAACGAACATTATGAACGTTGTGAAGTTATTATAAATGAGAAAGAAAAATTATCGAAAAAAAAATAATTGTGCAATTGTATTGCTAAATGATGATGTAAATACATTTGATCATGTTGTAAAAGCATTACAAGAAGTATGCGGACATAATTATATACAATCTACTCAATGTGCACATATTGTACATGGTGTTGGTAAGTGTGAAATATTTAAAGATAAATGCCATTTAGTTGAACAAGTATATGAAGAATTAAAAGAATTAGGATTAATAGTTAAATTAATTAGACAAATAGGATGAAAATATTTAGAAGTTTCATGATAGGAATTTATCATGCAAAATATCATAGAAATATGAAATTTGCAGAGTCAGCAAAACATAAAAAAGACATAGAAAAATTTAAAAAATATGTTTACCAGGCCGAAGATGCATGGAGACAAGTTGTATTATTAACCCAAAAAAATAAAAAATAAAATGTCAAAAAAAGCAACAATTGGAGATTCTCCTAAAGACAGATCCATGGATATAATGGATAAGTTTATTAAAAGACAAGAAAAAAAGGACAAGTATAAAGAGTTATTACCAGGAAGACGAAAATCAAAAGATGTTCCTATCGATATGTGGCCATTACAAGACCAAATTGAATATTGGGAAAATCAAACTCCAGAACAAAAATTTGATAGAAAGTATGGAAGTTATATTGATTGGATGAACAAAATAAAAGACATAACAGGATATCCAGATAGATCTTTTATGGATATGATTTCTCCAGTAAAGCATAGAGAAAGATTGAAAGAGGTATATGCCCAAAAGGTGTTGCCAAAACAAGCTTATCAAATGTTGTTAAAAGAAAATATTTTGTGGGTGTAGACTATAAATATGTTTATGGTCGTGGACGATCTGCTTTAAACTTATCTGAGTCTGAAATTAGGTATGCAATAGAAAATACCAAATCTAATTCAGAAGCAGCTAGGTTTCTTAAAGTATCATTTTCCACATACAAGAAATATGCAAAACAATACACTGATTCTGAATCAGGAAAAACATTATGGGAACTTCATAAGAATCAAGCCGGAAAAGGTATAAATAAGGACGTTACAAGAGCTACCGCTGGTCCATATGCCATAGATAGGATATTGGATGGAGATCATCCAAATTAC